CACAACGAAGCACATCTCAGTGGTATCCAAGGTTGGTGAGAACCTTGAGCGGACTGGGGTGTTTGGGTTTGTGTGAGGCTACAATCGCTACCGTTGACCGCCTACCCAACACTCATTTCCCCTACGACATCATGATTTCAGAGCAACTTTTTCACGACAGCTCTTCGTTTGATGTGTATGGCACACCATTTGGTGGCGCCGCGACCGGTTCAGCAACAGGGCTACCTGCCCTTATGAAGCGTGCAAGGATCAACTTAGGTTGGTTAAGCCGTGGAGTTAAACAGGGTCTCCAGTCATCGTCTTCGCTGATGACTGGGATAATCCAGAGAGCGATCGGCGTTTCGGAAAGTGCGCCAGGCTTGCCATTTGTGAGCTTTTCAATGTTGGCGGGGTTCATTTGTGCGGGAGCAGTCCTGAACAAAACGGCCCCAACGTACGTTGAGGAGTTTGAAGATGTCGAGTGCACCATATGTCAAGAACCAATGCGGTCAGGCGCTTGGACATTGTCATGTGGACATTCTTTCCACCTCGAGTGCTTACAGCGCTTAGATCTGACACGGCACAGTATGCCCATGATGGCAAACGTGGATGATATCGAGGTTATTCTTGGTGCTAGAGACCATGCTGCAGAGTGCCCTCTCTGTCGTGTTGTCTATCGTTCGGCACCTGGTATCTATCCTGTTACGGTGCAGGATAGAAAGGACGCTCTGGCTATGTCACCGCCAGTTCGTCCCCCCAATTTAGTAGGTGGTCCGTATAGGGGAGCGCGGCCATCGAATGAGGGGTTCATTACGAACATTGAAGGTGTGCAACAAACTGATAACATGCTGGCAAGAGAACACTCTATTTTATTATGGAATCGTTACGTTGTCACGCGTGTTGCCTTGGTTGGATTGTCTTTGGACAGAGGTATGGTGGGAGATGAAAACAAATCGTTTTTATTGGGCATGTATGCAGATATGGGCTCGAGAGTAAGCGTTTATCTACCGCCGGCCATAGTAGAAGACTTGAAGACCTTTTGGCTACGCAACCCACTATCTATTACTGCATATGGAGTTAGCAGTATAAGATGTAGGGAGTTAATGAGGAATGTGTCGTGCAGTGCTGAACAAAAATTCAGGATTGAGCGGTACGCTCCGCTCGTCGCTTACTTCGAGATGAAAGGAGAAAGCATGCGACGGGATGATTACTTATTACGAGGTATATACAGAGAGAGAGTTACAGTGGCCGTTGTTTCCGGTGTGTTCTGTACTCTAACGTTGATTTTTGGTAAGTGGGGGTTGAACTATGCGCTGCGCGAGAGGCCAGTTGTTGTAAAAGACAATTGGTCGCCTCTTGCCCATCCGCATGGTTAGAATTGTAACAGCTGCATGGCGGAGTTTCAACACCAGATCGGGGGTCAGCGCGTGGGAGTTCCCACGCGGACCACGCGGTCGTGTTGTTTATCCCGTTGCATGCCCAGAGCTGCCGAATTCACAACAATCATCACTATTTCCATATCATCGCTATTCTCCAATCTCGTTTAAGTCGTCATTGCATAACGAAATTCAGGCCGTGAACAAACGTGTCCTGGGTGTCGTTCCACCGGTTGACCCTCAAACAATGCTTCAGTTTGTGCGTTGGGTCAAAAACAACTTCCGCCGGCTCTTCCCGGGATTTCGAAAGAGGAGACCGGCCAGTATGGCTGAGTATTTGGAGGTTTCCAATGCCAGCCCTGCTGTCAAGGCGAAGCTCGCTCGTGTCCGAGCGTCCCTTGAATCGGAGGGTATCAATGAGTCATGTGGTCTGCCCAAGAACACGTGCAAGTTTTATACCACCAGGTCATCATTTGTGAAAGTGGAGAACTGTTGTTATGAGACTCCGCTTGGTGTGCTCAAAAAGGCACCAAGACTCATACAAGGAGGGAAAGCCGAATACATAGCACTCGTAGGCCCAACGTTCGTAACGATCCAAAGAGAGATCAAACGGATTTGGGGCAAGAGCTTTGCTGTTTGGTTCACTAGCGGCGCTACAGCTGGTCCTCTCTCCAAGTATATCACTCGCAACGTTTCCTGGCGGATTTTTGAGAACGATGTGAGCGCATTTGATACTTGTGTAGGGCGCGATTTGTGCAATCTCGAACTTTGGTTAGCCAAGAAGTTCGGCGCATATCGCACAGTACTGGATTTGATGAGAGCGAATATTGACACCCGAGGTTGGACGATGCATGGTGTAAAGTATTCAGTGGATGGTACAAGGAAATCTGGCGATCCATTCACGTCTTGTTTTAATTCAGTGCTTAACGGGCTCATGCATCTTTATGCCGCATCCGATGCAGGTGCGGTTCCGGTCTCAGTTCTGCTGGGAAAGGTACAGATGCTTGTGCAAGGCGACGATAACTTGCTCAGACATAGCAATAGTTTGAGACCCAACTGGGATATACTTCTAAGGTTGGGGTTCAAGTGCGAGAACAATTATCGTACCCACATTTCTGATGCAGAGTTCTGTTCATGTAGGTTCTGGAATACCACTGTTGGGTGGGTTCTGGGGCCGAAACCAGGCAAAGTTTTGCAGAAGTTGTGTGTTTTTAACAACCCACCAAAAGCCATACACCCCTTGTCAGTAGTAAGGGGTATAGCTTTCTCTCTCTTCCAGTATAGTTACGTGCCTTTTATCAAGGAAGTCGCGGACAGCTTGTTGAGGATCTCATTTGGCTTCAAGGAGCACTATGAGAGGCCCAATGATTGGGTCATGGGTGGCGGTAACTTCACACCAGTGCACATTGATAATTTGGCGAACTTATATCATGTGTACGGTCTTAGTGTGATTCAAACGGCAGAGTTGCGTCAGGAGTGTTCTAGTCTGAGCGTCAGACGGGGGTTCCAACACCCACTGTTTGAAGTTCTATTCGACAAGGACTCGGATGGCGACAAGATGATATTTGCCACAGCAGCTTAGAGAAGCCCCCACAACTGGGTGAAACGTTGTGCACGTGGAGTGCAACAGATGTCCATGCAGTCAGCAATCGCGGGTAGCCCTAACGTCCTGGGTCCGTGAGACATTAACAGCGGTCTTATCAACCTATAGATAGTGCTTCAAGGAGAAAGGTTCGGTTTTGCAAAATTCAGAGAATGACTATGACTCACAGGTGTTTTTGATTGGTGGATTGTTGAAATGAGGAACACGACCTCACTAGACATGCAGCGTCACCCGTCATGAGCATCTGTTCGCTCAAAAGCCTTCTGTCTCAATTGGGACTGAGAAAGTATCTAAGAGGCGTACCTTACTATGCCTAAATCCAAACAAACAAACAAACGTACACCAAAACACCATACTAAACCACACGCGACCAAGAAGATGCAAATTCTAGGTCCTAACCTTACAAAGTCGGGTAAGGTTAAAGGAAATGGAGGATATGCAGAAGACATTGGTAGCTGGCTCGGGAGGAAAGCGGGGGCCCTGTTCTCATCCGTCACCGGTTTGGGTGACTACAAAGTTCAGGAAAACAGTTTGGTGGCAGCACCGAATGACCCACCACTTATCACGAACACTACTTCAGCTACACGCATCAGGCACCGGGAGTTCATACAAGACATAACTGGCACGGTAGCCTTCACTAATCTATCTTTCCCCATTCAGCCTGGACTGCCCTCACTTTTCCCGTGGGGTGCAGGTCCATCGGGCTCATACGTAGAATGGAGATTGCATGGGATGTTGGTTGAATTTAAATCGACATCGGCAACGGCTTTAACATCAGCAACAACACTCAATCAAGGAGTGGTCATCATGTCAACACAGTATGACGTGACCAAACCAATGTTTACGAATAAACGAGACATGGAGAACTATACATATACTTCTTCCTGCAAGACTTCCGATAACATGATTCACCCTATCGAGTGCGCGCGTGATGTGACGCCACAAACACTGTTATTTACACGAACGACGAGCACGCTAAGTGTATCAGATCTGAGGTTGACCGATGTCGGCAACTTTCAAATCGCAACCGTTGGTTGTCCAACAACGGGCATTATAGGTGAGCTATGGGTTACGTACGACATTGAATTGTTGAAACCAAAGCTTCCCGATGCATACTCGTCGAACGCCCCGATGCACTATTGGTACAATAGTGCGTCGGGAACAGGTGACCCTGTCAGTGCCAACATGTTTGGTACGGGCGGGTCGGCAATGACGTTGAAGGGTGTTGGGTTGACAACTGTCAGCTTGGACACAAACACCATCTCGTTTTCAGTAGCGGGCCGATATAAAGTCGAGCTGTACGTACATGGATCGTCTGCGACCTTAGGGACCTACCCACTCACTCTGGGTTCAGGTGTCATAGGTGTAAGTAACTTTCCGAATGACGGCGGTTCTGGCTCTAGTATTCAGTCCCCTGCTCCAGGTAATGTAAGCGTGTCACTCTATCATTCAGTTTGGATAGATGTGTCTCTTGCCTTCGGGCCATCTCAAGCCTTTATCACATGGGTTGCACCGGTATTGCCGGCAACCGTCTTGGATTTAGACTTGACGATATGTTCTTTCCCATCCAGCTTCTCAACTCCGAAACTAGACCCAGTATCGGAAATGAAGCTACAAATGGATGCTACGAACAGAGAGGTGGCGCAGCTAATACTACAG